GCCTGCACTTGCAGGCGCCCACGCAGTGCAACGACACCTCCCCCTCTCGCGAGGGGGATCTCCGTGAGGAGTCCAAAGAAAGGACCTCTATGCCGTTTCTGGGCAAGCCAGCCACCCGTAGCCGCAAGGTTTCGCACCCTGTGGCTTCGGGCAAATCTACCATTGTTAAGAACCTGCCTTTCGGGGCGGGTTCTGTAACAGAAAGGGAGATTGGCCAGCCTAAGTCCATCGACGGGGTACAGACAACTGTATCGGAAGGTCATCCTTTTCGGTCCCGCAGTAAGGGGACTGTCCAGGATATTGGGGGGAACTTTTTCACAACACGTCAGTACGTTTCCGGCCAAGGCAATGCCGTTGGCGCGAAAGGTACGGTGTTGGATACTGGTTCTTCTACGGTCATAGATTACTATGGCCCTATATTCCCAATAGCACCGACGCAAGGTGGTTTCCCTCCAAGCATCCATAGCAGCAACGCTGCTTTGGACGCAAAGGGGGCTACCGCTATTGCTAGGTGTAAACCTACAAAATCAGCCGCTGATCTCGGGGTCGCGTTCGGTGAGCTCTGGAAAGATGGGTTACCCCATCTTCTCGGAAGTCAAACCTGGCGCGATCGTGCTCTGACCTCAAAAAATGCAGGTTCAGAGTACCTGAACGTACAATTCGGTTGGCGACCACTAGTTCACGATGTTAAAAGCTTCGTGAATGCTGTATCTCGCGCTCAGAGCCTTCTCAGGCAATGGGAGCGGGATGCTGGACGGGTCGTTCGCCGTAGGTACGTCTTCCCCATAGAGAGAACCACCGGGGAAACTGGTCCATTTAGTCGAGCCACGTACATAAATCCTACGTGTCAAAACTATCTGTACCGTCCTGGTGGCGTTCAAGGAAGCTACATGATCCGGACAGAGACGTGGAAACGCACCTGGTTCTCAGGTGCATTTACGTACTACCTCCCAACGGGTTACCAAGCCCGAAAGGAAGTGGACAGGTTGACACTCTTTGCCAATGAAATACTTGGCTTGGAGTTGACGCCTGATCTCTTATGGAATGTAGCCCCTTGGTCCTGGGCCGCCGACTGGTTCAGCAATACTGGTGATGTTGTTTCAAACATCAGTGATGCTGCCAGCGTTGGTCTGATTATGCGATGGGGTTACATAATGGAACATTCCATTAATAAGGTAACCTATGTGCCTCTGACTACGAATCTTATCGATTCGAAGGCTAAGGCATCCCCCCTCTCCTTCATTACAGAAACGAAGGTGAGACGGGGCGCTAATCCCTTTGGGTTTGGACTGAATTGGGAGGGTTTGTCACCCTTCCAGCTGTCCATTGCTGCGGCTCTCGGAATCAGCCGGAAGTCGTAGCTAGTTGTTACACTAGCGTAAACCACCGGGTTGATAGCGAAAGCTATTATACCCAGAAAGGAGTGCGCCTCATGGCGTTCTCAGACCCGCAGTCCATCACCATCTCGGCTGCTACCTCGTCCCTGCCCCGTGTTAGTACTGGGGCAAACCAGGCAGTATACCAGGATGCTACTGGGCTGCTCAAGCTCTCGGCCTCTTCCTCCTACGGGAGAAGGAATCGCCGAGTGCTTCGGTTCGACCATTCGAAGATAGCTGCAAATCCGTTTGACACGGCCAAGAACGAGTCGTACTCGATGAGTAATTACATCGTGTTCGATGCGCCAAAGGTCGGTTATACGAATGCGGAGCTTTTCGCGATCTACACGGGTTTCAAGGCCCTGTATACCGCGTCTTCGGACGCTCTCATCTCCAAGCTTCTCGGAGGTGAGAGTTAGCGATAAACATGAGTCTGGTAAAGACAGTGTGCCGCCCTCGAAAGAGGTAGGCGCACACCAGGCTCAGCTCCAATTCCGCGAGGAATTGGATCACCTTGTCCACGTAGCTGAGATCACAGTGATCTTAGCTGGTGTGGGTTTGGTTGTCATCGTGGTCGGATTAGCTGCAACCCTCGTCCTTACGTATTACTAGTGAGGGCGTTGAGCTAAGTCTGGCGACCGTCATAGGCTAGGATACCGACCCCCGATTAGGAGGCAGTATGAAAAGCCTATTGACACTCTGGAGTAAGCTCGCATGTGAGATCGCGAGCAGATGTTGCACTAGCGCCGACCGAGACATTAAGACCGTCTCGGCTCGAGCCGAACACGAGGGGCTATCGTTTCTAGCGATAACCCTGGCTGACTTCGGCAAGGACTTCGAGAGAAGCCTTGATCGAGGCCATGTCGCTCCCACCGCCTTTTCCTCATGGAGGAAAAGAGGAGGTCTCCCCCTATTTCTCAGGGGTTTCCTGGAGCATGTGTTCGACCCTGCTAGTGGCGTGCTATTCGAGGATCCGTCGAAGGACTGTATTCTTGGGGTCAGGCAACTGACGTTGCTTTTCTCCAAGGCCGAAGTCCCTTGCAGTTATGAAAGGGACCAGGCTGCCTTCGATCAATACCTCGAATGTGAGACGGAAGTTCGTTCAGCGGACGCTCAGAGAGACCCCATTGATTTGGAGGACTTTCATCGAGTGTCATCCATGTTGTTTGCTTCACTCCTAACGCGTATAGACAGCGATGTCTATCACGGAAGGGTGAAGCCTCGACATGGACCCGGTTCGACTGCAGACCGTCTGGTTGGTAACCAGAAGTGGAACAATCGATACTGGCCTGAACGCCTCAATCAAGTTTTCCCTGCGTGGGAATTCTTGATTCCAAACCATCGCTTCAGTGATGTTTTGGATGAGGTTGACTTCCGCGAACCTGGTACTGAGTTACCCGCCAGGGTAATTACAGTTCCTAAGACGCTCAAAGGACCCCGTATCATAGCAATGGAGCCTACCTCGCTGCAGTTTATGCAAGGTGGACTTCAACAGCTATTTTACGATTACGTGGAGCAAAATCCAGTACTCCGCGATATGATTGGATTCTTAGACCAAACTCCTAACCAGAGATTGGCTAGACAAGGTTCCCTACTGGGGGACCTTGCGACACTTGATCTAAGTGAAGCATCCGATCGGGTCTCAATGCAGCTCGTGGATACCATGTTGTCAAATCACCCGCATCTACAGCGGGCGGTTCAAGCAACTAGGTCTCTACGGGCGAGCGTTCCTGGCAAGTCCCCTACAGACTCCTCACGGAGGACTGTAGAGCTTGCCAAGTTCGCGTCTATGGGTTCAGCTCTGTGCTTTCCTATTGAGGCCATGGTCTTCCTGACCGTGATCTTTATTGGGATTGAACGAGAGCTTAGCACGCCGTTTTGTGATCGGAACCAGCTGAACCGGTTCCGCCACAAGGTGCGCGTCTTCGGGGACGATATCATTATCCCCGTTGACTTTGTGCAATCCGTCGTACTCAGCCTTGAAACCTTCGGGTTCAAGGTCAATGAGAACAAGTCCTTCTGGACCGGTAGGTTCAGGGAGTCTTGTGGTCGGGAATATTTTGATGGCTTTGACGTTAGTATTGTCAAAGTCAGAGATATCTTCCCGGCACGACGGTCAGACGTGCAACGAGTCATTTCACTTGTAAGTCTCCGTAACCAACTCTGGAAAGAGGGTTACGAGAGCACTGTGGAATGGTTAGATTCTAGGATCCGGAAGCTCATTCCTGAGTTTCCGGTAGTCCCGGAATCGTGCTCGTTGCTAGGGCGCCACGACTATGCCGGTTTCGATCGTCATAGTGTGGATCCCAATCTCCAAGTCCCCTTGGTAAGGGGCTATGGAGTGCGGGCACCCATACCCATCAATTCACTTGATGGCGTGGGCGCTCTTTCCAAATGGTTCTTGAAAAAGAGCAGCTTGCCCGCTGCTGAGGACCACTTGGAGCGTTCTGGACGCCCCGTAGTCGTCAACATCAAACTACGGAATGCTAGGTTAGAAAACTAACAACCTAGGGGGGATAAACATCGCCCCCGAGCGGGACACCCTCGTGCCTGATAACTAGCTTTCGAGCTAGCTCTTTCAGACCCGAAAGGGCCCTTCTGTTCCTTTGTCCGGGGTTTCC